TTCGTAGATAGCAGCACCTGAGACAGTGATAGTCGCAGCGTTAGCAGCGATAGTCACATCTTCGAGTACAGTGCCTGTCCATGGAACTTGGTTGCCAGCGGCATCAAGCATAGGCTGACGAGTTGCTACGTTCAGACGGTAAACGCCTGCGATAGTAACCATGTCACCAGCTTTGATAGTACCAGTACCCAGACCGTCAAGAGACAGAACCTGAGTCATAGTGTCCTTAGCTGTAACGTAAGTTGCATCAGGAGCAGCAGCCAAAGCGCCTTCACGATCAGTAGTAGAACCTGAAGTGTAGCTAGGCAGTGCGTTAGAAGTCAGCGCCATCATGCCGCCGAAAGACTGACTGATCTGTGCTTTTTCCCATGCTGTACGAACAAGGCCATCAGCCGCATTCAGACCGTTCTGAGCTGAAGACAGCGCAGTAGTGGTGAATGGGTTCATGATGTAGTACTTCTCGTCGCTCATAGGAACGCCTACTGAATCCATCAAAGCACCAGCGCCTGCAACGTCGCCCCAAGCATCAACAGCAGTACCGTGAGTACCATACTTGAGTGAAGCGTTCTTGTTCATGTACGCGCCAAGATCAAGCTCAAGGTCAGTCACAATGCGACGGGCCATTGGCTCAAGGATTTGGTCGAGTTGGTCTAGCTCAAGAGCTTCTTCAACATTGCCCCACTCAGTAGCGGCAGTGAAGTAGTCTTGTACTGTACCAGTTGCCTTACCAGCAATGATGTCAGACTTCGTAGAAGAACTGATGTCACCACCAGAAGTGCGGATTGAGTTGTAATCGTGAGGACGTTTGAAGTCCACGTTTGAACCCGATGAAGGGTTGAACTTGCCTGACAACAGTTGAGTGTTGACAGTCTTAGTCAGAACTCGGCTTGCCTCGAAGGCTTCTAGGAAGACCCGAGCCACTTTCCGAGTGACGTTACTATTGAGATTGTTAGCCATTTTTAACTATTCCTATTCAAATACTGCGCCTTGCGGCCCTCTAGGTTTGGGGGCTTTACCAGCGCCGTGTGGTTGCTCCAAAGGATCAGGAGCGTTATTTACCTTGGGTTTAAGAGCAGCAGCTTTCTGCTTAACCGTTGTTGCTACATAAACTGCCGCCTGTGTCGGCGACATTTCGCGCAGCTTCTCTAGCTCTAAGAGGTTCTTAGAGAGGTAAGTAGTAATCAATGGCCCTTGGTCTTCTTCCAGTATGTACTGAACTAAGTCCTCGTGAATGCCAAACTGCGCTACTGTATTACCTGCTACTTGTAAGTCCTCTGCCTTAATCCCTAGCTTGGTAGCCTTCTGGGAATAAGACTGAACTCTTTCAGTCAGTGCTTCTTGCTGCTTTTGTTGCTGCTGATATTGCAGTTGTTCTCGCTGCTGTTTCAGCATTTGCTGTTGCTGATCAAACGCAATAGCTTGTTTGAGTGCCTCATCCCTTCGATACAATTGCCGTCTGTATTCCTCATCGGATACTGCAAACGGGTCTGGTACGTCTGGGACTTGTGGTCGCCTCTGTTCAGGAATTTTAGCCTCTAACTCTTCAAGCCGCTTCTTCAGGGCTTCTGCTTCCCGCTCCTTCTCTCGGAGCTTGAAAACCTTCTTCCCTACAGCCTCATCAAGTATTCGCTGCTGTTCTTCACTGAACGTGATATGTTTCTCTGGGTTCTCACCCGCCTCCGGTGCTGATTCGGTATCCTGATCCTCATCAGAATCTTCAGTCTCTACTACCTCCTCTTCTGTGGTTACGTCTTCCTCAGAATCGTACTCGTAGTTATCCTCTGGTTGCAGCTTGCTCATAATATGCCCTTTATAGGTAAATGCCCTGAATAGGTCAGGTGGCCTAAGCGCGATTATAGCATAGTGTGGTAAAAAGCAACACTTAGAGGTAAATTAGGCTAACTAATGGCGAAATACGCCAAGGAGGACACATGAGCGATATATTGGACGCATTTGAAACAGACGACCCAGATCAGATGTCTGACATCTTGTTAGATACTATTGGGCAGCTAATAGAAGCTGACAGGGCCGGAGATGGCCCTATCATTGAGGAATTGTGGGAGAAGGTTGAGGATATGATTAACAGCTTGGTTGAGGCTGTTTAAAATTATGTTTAGATTCGTAAGAAAGACGATACAAGCCTTTTAGTATCGCTATCTGTTGATCTGTTAGTTGATGTTCTAACTCTACAATATTGCGGTCTGTAGATTTTTGCATTTTTTCTCTGATTGCTTGAATTGATGTTTTGATGGGCTTCACCTATTTTCTAATAGCGCAGCGTGATTGCTTTGCTTATTAAGTAAACGATTGAGCGTTAGTAATTGTTAGAAATTATTTATATTTTTTTAGTAATCCCTATGTAATTGCAGCAAGCTTAATCGCTTTGCTTGCTAAGTAGACGCATAAGAGTAAAAATTTATTCCATCTATTTTTAAACTATTCCTCGTAACGCACTGGTAGTACCAACGCTAGAAAGCAGGTCTGCGCTATCAGACTTGGCTGGGTCGAACTCTGCCTCTGTGCTACGAATGTTTTTAGGATCAAAAATAATATCAATGGTTGCAGGCTCATAATCTCTGGTAATTTCAGGAGGCAAAGCGACATCAGGAGTGCTGTTAAGCATTCCGCTTGCATTTACCTCGTCTAACAAATCTATCATTTCCTGACTCATAGGCTCATTTCTGGCAGGCAAAGGCTTAAGTGGTATTTCGTTGGACGCTTTGTCAAACACGTTGTTAATTGTCACAGAGTCATATCCAGCTTCTCTCGCAGCATGAGCTATGTCGTCTGTCCTCAAAACAGAATTTGGCTCATTTAGAGTATAGTGCAGATTTTTTCTTACATTTTCAGGTAGGATTTCAACAGGAATATCATTAAAATTTCTTTTGCCTGCGTCTAAAGATAAGTTATTTCCCTTTCTCGTGTAAGCTGAAATAACATTACTTCCGTATTCTTGTGCATCTTGTGGGCTGCTTGTAAACATTTGATAATATCCAGATTTTTCTGGATTGTAGTTTCCACTTATTCCTCTATAAGCAGTTCGAGTGGTATCAAACCCAAGGTCTTGCGCCCTCTGCATTCTGGCTTCTGGGTTCATGTCTAAACCGCGCAGTGCTGAAGCAGCCGCATCTGCCTCTCTGGCAAAATCGTATACAGGCTTGACACCAGTTTCATCTAAAACAGCTAAGGTAGAAAATGGCTTACTCAAACCCTGTGGAGTAGTGTCCTCTCTTAGCCAAACAGAATCAAAGCCTTTATCTCTCAAGAAGTCTGCCATTTCTTTGTTTTCATAGAACAAATAATTGCCTTCTTGATAAGCCTCTAAATCAGTTTTTCCACTAACAATCGTTGTAGCGTTAGGGTCTCTGCCCTGTGACTTTAAAAACTCTGCAATAATTTCAGGATTTTCTTCTGGGTCAAATTGCTTATTGGCTTTAACAGCGACAGGATAAATTGCACCGCCAGATGCTTGGTACTGACGCGCTAAATTCATTGATCTTGCGTTATACTCATCTTCTATTTCAGAGGGCCAATTTTCATAGGAACCATATTGAGATTCGTATTCATCCCATAATTTTTGACGATCTGCGCGTCGCATATCACTTATACTTTCTTCTCCTAACCTTTGCTGATATTTTCCTTTTCCAACCCAGTTGTTTGCAAATTCTCGTTCTGGCGTTACAAAAACCATGCCGTCACTATATCCAGCCTTAAAACCATCTTGGATATCTTGTTTAGATGCGTGGAAAAAACCCTCTGTAAAACCTTGGTCTCTTAAAGCCGATCTAGCTCCTTTACTTAGTTTTACACCTGCATCACCAATGATAGGAACAACGCCCATCATGTTAATTCCAGCGCCAACCATGTCGCCCTGCCCATAGGCTTGTGCAGCGTCATCTACGGCTATTGCATCACCAACCACGGGTAAGAAGTCCACTGCTGTTTCAACGCCACCAGCAGCATTCAGAAGACCCTGACGGTATCCACCTCCAAGACCTGTAGCATCAATGGCATCGCGCATCAGATTACTCAGAGCTGACCTTACAGTAGGTCTAGCGTTCTGCATGGTCTGGACGCGAGGAGCTACCTGCGTCCTACCCTGTAGAGAGTAGCGCCTGTCTAACTCCTGCTTGGCTAACTCAGCGACGGTTGGCAAGGTTGATTAACTCCGCTTCAGACATAAAAGGAATTCGAGACTTCATCATCTGCTCTTCCATCATGTCAGACATCTTCTTCTGATTGTCTAGCTGTTCACCCATTGCTTGAGCAGTTGTCTTGTCTACGACAGCATTGGCCTGTTGCGCCTTGATTTGTGTCTCCATGCGCTTAGTCTCAGCGTTGAAGGCATCAATGGCATTGTCGGCTTGGTCGCCTACAGCTTGGCTCTGGAGCTTCTGAGCTTCAAGTTGTAACTTCATCTGCTCGTTCTGGAGCTTCTGCATCTCTATTTGTGACCGCATCATCTCAGCCTCAGCCTTGAGTTGCTCGGCTTGGGCTAGAACCATTGCAGGGTCTGGTGCTTGCTGACCTTGCGCCATCTGTTGCTGTGCTGCCATCAGTTCTTCTTCAGTCATCTGAGACTGAGGAATTAAACCTTGCTGTAGCATCTGCGCACGTTTTCTTTCCGCTATCTGATTAGCCGCAGGAGTGTTTACATTCTGTAAGAGCAAGTCACCAGCTATCTGCATCAGTGATGGGTCTACCTGAGCCAGTGACGTTATAGCCTCAAGCGTCTCTTCTTGACGGTTCTTGAAGCTAGGGCCAGCCTTACAGATAACATCGTAAGAACCAACAGACAGGTCATTAACCGTGACAATCTCACCAGTAGCATTGTCTATCACTTGTTGGTTTAGATCAGCCATGTCGTAGGTGTCGTCTTCACGAAGCACACGGATAGTTCTAGCTGTGTCATAGACTTTAGGGATAGCGTCCTTAATCAAGCGACCAGTAGCAGAGATGGCTATCTCCATTGAGCGGCTGTACTTGAACGTACCATTGTCGCCCTTGTTCTGGAGCTGGCGTATAGCAACGCCTGATTGAGCATTAGGGTTGTCACCCATGTTCGCAGCAAACATACCCGCAGTGGCGTTAATCATGCCCTGCATAGACTGAGCTATCATGCTCAGACCTTGGTTGACCTGTGCGCCACCTTGCTGTTGTGGGATAGAAGGAAACTCAGGATCAGGATTAAAGAACTGCACAGGATCAGAGTTAGTATTCAGCGTTCCTAGCTGATCTTCATGGCCCGCAGCCTGAGCAGGAGTCATCCAGTACTTAGCCCTTGGAGCTAACGCACCTTCCTCAATAGACCTAGACATTGCGTAGTTCAGGACACGTTGTGGGTCTAGCAGTTTCTCAACCACACCCCAGTACAGAGTCTTGCCTTCGAATATCTTAAAGTTACCGTAGACAGGGATAACCGGAATTCGGTTGAACACAGTGTCTCTGTCGTCCTCTAGCCAATCCTTATTATCAAAGAACCTTGAGCAGACCTTGTGTACCTTGCGGGTTCTTCTACGGACTTCAGTGACTCCTATCGCAGCCAGATCATCTACGATCTTGTCAAAGTCCTCATTGACCTCATGAGTTTGACCGTTAGACATCATGACCAGTTCACGGTCTTCTGACTCCATGTACAGGAATTCACCAACAACAATAGCCTCAGCCTTGTCGTAGTACGCATCACCTTCACGGTCATCAGGGACGGACTCACCAGAGCCTTCAGGCCATCGGTTTTCGTATTCATCAACAGCCATGGGATGCAGGACGAAACAGTATCTTGAGTCAGACTTATCCTGTAGCTCAGCAGCAGGGTCAAACCATACTCGGTCTACTGGATTGCCAATCTTCTCAATCACGATGTCTTGATCGAATGAGTTGTCATCTACAAACTTCTGACTGACACGCCACGCATCAAAGCCACCAGTAATCATTCCTCTGGCTGCTTGTGAATAGATTTGCTTGGCGTTAGAGATGTTCTCTATGTTACGGATTAGGCCGTCATAGGTTGAGGCTATGGCCTTAGTGGCGTTACCACCAGCAGGAGATACACGGATATCAAAGTCTGCCTGTTCAATCTCTGAGGCAACCTGATCCACTATGGGATTCACGTTATCAAAAGTGTAGCGTGGCTTGTTCTGGTTAGCTTCCCACCAGTACGGTTCCCACTGCCCATCCCTCTTATCAAGGAACAGATGAGCCTCACGAGACATCTCACGGTTGTCGTGGTCTGCCTCCTGACACGAGGAGAGAAGATTCAACACACTCTGGTGGTCTTCGTACTTGTCTTTATAGGACAAATCATCCTCAGTCATCTGAGCAGATTCTTCTTTCTCTTCGTATCCGTTTTCGTAGGTAGCCATTAGCCCCAGCCTTTAAATTTGATTTTGACAGCCGCTTTCTGGACTGCCTTTGGTGAAAACATTGACATCATAAGCGCATCACCCATGTTAGGAGATGGTAGCTCATACGGCTTCTTAGCCATGTCTATCTTCGACATAATCTGGATTTTACCATTATTTGATCGTTTTTGCGGTATTCTGCACACTTCACTTCTAAGCTGGTCTAGCACCTCAATCTCTGAGGACAATGAGATTATATCATCAGGATTAACATATTCCCCTTTGACCACAGCTCGGTAGGTAGCTTCGAACCTATCCCTCAGCTTCCACCAGTACTGCGCCCTCTTGTTGAAGAACGTGTCCTTGTTGGTCTTAGAGTCTGAACCAGAGTAGGGTACGTTGGCATCATCAGGAGACTCTGAGCCACGGAACTGGTGCTTCTGCATAGAGGTAGACTCTAGCTCTTGGTCTACCTGACGCTTGAGAGATATACCCAAGCCGTCACAGTCCCATACGAACCAATCAGCCTGTGCTTCACGAGCTTTGCGTAATGCCCAATCCATTCCTTCATTGCTGTCACCTGTTACCTTTTCACACACTTCCAAGACCACAGAACCCTTACGCAGCGCAAAGCCCTTACTGTCTCCACCCTCATCAGATGGATCGTGTGAGGCTATCAACGCACCAGATGGCTCGAACCCGAGCTTGATGTGTGCATCTATAGCTGCGTCATACCACTCGGTTGGGATGATGTTATCTTCAACAGAGTCGTAGTATTCACCTTCCCAGATGTGTTGAAACAAAGCAGGAGACATCAACGCTCTGTCATGTTCCATCTCTTGCTTTAGGACTTCAGGCGCTAAGGGATTGTCTGTGATGTTAATGACAACTATCAGATGCAGGTCGTCCTCGTAGTAACCATCCCTGCGGAGCTGCTTCTCAAACGGCTTGATAAACCTCTGGCTGAACGCATCAACACTTGATCGTGGGTTGGCACTGAACCATATCTCTGAGCCTTCCTCACGCAACGTAGGCGTTAGGGCCTTTAGAGAGTTGAAGGAGATAGTCTGCGCCTCTTCAATCCAGAACCGTTGAAAGCCGTGCATTGACTTAACGCCCTCTGGGTTTCTGGCTAGGCCACGGAACTTAAACACTGGCTCTTCGTGGAGGAGGATTTGGTTGTTCTGCACCTCAAAGCCCTGAAGCTCTAGGCGTTCTATCTCTGACTTGAGCAGGGCATGAACGGAGTCGTCTATGCTGTTCTGGAACTCACGGAAGCAGGCAGTCTTAATCCCCTTGATCTGTGCGTCCATCAGGCACATATCAGCGAAGCTCATTGACTTGCCTGAGCCTCGCCCACCTATGGCAATCTTGAAGCGTTTAGGCGTATCTACAAACGGCCTGAGCTTCTTGGGGATTTGCATCTTGGGCATTATTCGTAAGTCGCTTTCTTCTTACGCTTCTTGCCAGCTTTACTCATGGCGATTGCTATCGCTTGCTTCTGTGGCTTTCCCGCCTGCATCTCTGTCTTGATGTTCTGGCTGATTACCTTCTTGCTCTTTCCTTTCTTTAGTGGCATTGCCGAAAATCCTTTCGTAGTTATCAAGATACTTGCTTACGTTGTACTTGCGTGGCCTTGAGCCTTTGCCACCTTCCCATGGCCCTGTACTCATTCAACCACCTCAATAGTCCAGTGATGGTCAACCTGAA